AATACTATGATCCGGCCTCAGCGTTAATCTATTTATAGGGGCCAAAGGTTAACGTGCGCAGGGGCCAACACTTTTTCGCTAAAATGCGCAGGGGCCAAAGGTCGTACAAATTTTTCAACATGAAATGACCATAATACCATTAATGAGTTGACCAGTCAATATTTTATCCCGATTGGGGCTTTACATCTGTTGGGCCGAAACCCATTATCATTAAAATATTTGAGCCCATTAATATTAATTATTTATATTTTATATTTATTTAATAAATATTATTATGTGGGACCCACAATATGTAAGGAAATCATCTTCTTTCATTTCATTCCTTCTTGTCTTCAAGAAGCAAAATTATTGGTTATGGCCGCTGCGCGGCCTGTGTTTTTTTCAAATCAATGATGATGATAAGACAATTAATTAAGATAAATCTATTAATTTTATTCGATCTTCGCTAATCCTCTCATAATCAGGGAGGAAATTAGCCATTACAACTACATGTACATTAGACGTAGGATCTATAAATCCCACAGGCTCATACTTATAACTATATACTGTCCTATTCTTAACCATTTCTAAAAATGCATAATTAACAAAATCCTTATTACACCTAGGATAATCTATTACTAAATTACATTTTGGCTTCTTGCAATACATGTACATCATGTCATTAACTTTCCCGCCAGGAAGATAGAGCCAATTTTTATTCAAACCCAGGTATTTTGCAAACTGGGACTTTCCTTCCCCACCAGTGGGGCCATACACCCAGAAGATAGTGCGGTCATCTGGGTATAAAGACAAATCTCCGGACAGACGCTCCTGCCAATCCTTTAATTCAAATGGAAAGGCATTTTCAAGGGCCCACTGATGTGACTCCTTAGTCATCTTCATCGCCATGGCTCGTCTGTATTTTTGGGGTTCTTCGATCTCGTTATCTGAATTGTCGAGCAACTCAGTCAATTTACGCTTGTTCGAACCCATCGGGACAAATTCACCAAAAATCCAGGGTCCAGAAACCCTAGATTCTTCCTTCGCGCAGTAATCGCGGGCGATTTCTGCTGAAGGAGCTCTCATCACTTCGAGATGAGGATGGTAACCTTCAAACACCTTCTTGGTCTGCAAGAGGGAACGTCGACCTTTCATCTGCAGAAAACCTTGAAGGTGATCGTGGCTAACCTTCTCATGTTGCCAGACGGCGTACTGGACGCCTTTGTTGTCGAACGTCAGTTCGGGGACGTCACCTGTGAAATTCAAAGTGAAACACCAGCAAACAGAGCGAATGGAAGGCATTTTTCTAAAGGAAAGCTTCTTAGTGAGAGGAGGGGCAATTCAGAGAAAAAACATAAGGGGGCGGGGGCTGAGGCCGGGT